CGCGTGATACCCTGACCGTGCGCGCTAGAAGTGTGCCCAAATACGGGCATTCTGACATCGCCCAATTGCTCCCCATCGTCCGGTCGGATTGGTGGGGTTTTGTTTTGCCCGCACACAGCTCACCACTTATTAGCCGATTCAGGCACTGGGGCTTTGATGTTGCGGGCATTAGATGACGAACGGCGCACTCCTAGTGACGCCTGACCAGCCCCATCGGGGGAGCGCACTGGACGTGTGGGGCAGCACGGGTCAACTCTGCCCCCCTCGACATTGGAGGCGCCATGAGCACGCTTTCAGAACGCATCACCGCCGCGAAACCGGAACGCACCCGCGCCGACGTGTACAAGTGGTACGCCGGCCTGACCACGGCTGACCGTGACGCCGTAATGGGCATGCTGCTCGACCCTGACTGGTCACACCTCGCAATTCAACGGTTCCTAGCCGACGAGGGCATACCAATCGGCAAAGAGACTGTTGCGAAGTGGAGACGAAGCGTTGGCTTCAATGGCCGATCGTATTGACGCGGCACGCTTAGACCAACCCGACCTTGTACCTGCAAAGTTCCGTAAGGGTGCTGAGTGGGATGACGAGGGCGGGCAGGGCGCTACCGGGCCTGTGCGCGAGATCGTGTCCGATCATGGGCAACTGTTGCGTTTGGCCGGTTTAGATCCTGACGCTTGGCGCATCATCGGACGCGTTTCGCAGTGGACAAAAACGCATCACGACAAAGCCGACACCTACTCTTTCTTCTTCCAGTTCGAACGCATCACCGCTGGTGCTGACGCAATCGACTTGCCCGCCCTCTACGCAACCGCACGCCGACCACGCAAACCCCTGCCACCTACGACAGGTGACCGGGCAACCGTGGTTGTGTTCGCTGACCCGCAGATTGGTAAGACGGGCCGCAGGGGTGGCACGCCTGAACTGATCGACCGGATAGCGGAGAAGCGGGCACTACTTGAACCGCTGCTGAAATTGCGGAAACCGTCACAGATCCTGTTGGCTGATGCAGGCGACGGGTTCGAAGGCTTCAACTCCGGGGGCAACCCGTTCTTCACCAATGACCTAAGCCTTGCCCAGCAGATGGATGCTTACGGGACAGAGCTGTGGTTGTTCATTGAGCAATGCCACCGTCACGCACCGGTCACCGTCGCCGGGGTGCCCAGCAACCACACTGCATGGCGAAACGGCAAGCAAAACTTGGGCAACCCGCAAGACGACCTTGGCCTGTTCGTCCATCAGCAGGTAGAGAAGATCACTACGGCGGCACGTATGAACGTCACGTTCACTGCACCGAACCCGTATGACGAATCGGTGGCTGTCAATCTGCTTGGTACAAGCATTGGGTTAGTGCATGGCAACCAGTTCGGCCCCGGCCAATCGGTGTCGTGGTGGGAGAAGCAAACGTTTGGCGCTCAAGCCATTGCCGGTGCGGACGTGCTCATTGCCGGTCATTATCATTCGTTTTCTGCAAACGTGGCAGGCCGCAACCCCGTCTCCGAACGGCAACGCTGGTCAATCGGCGCACCAACACTGGACAACGGGAGCGACTGGTACCGCACTACGGCAGGCCGCGACTCCGACCCCGGCCTGTTGGTGTTCGACGTGACTTCCAACGGGTTTGACCTCAGCTCGCTCACGATCCTCTGAACGAACCTGCCTAACCGTTCACCCCCGATCTGCCTAACAGGAAAGTGTTTGGTGACTGATGATCCCCACGCCGCAGTTTGAGCCACGCCTAAACGACAACGCGCTCGAGGTGATGGCTGCGGCTGATCATGTTGCGGAACTGCTACCAAACGACACATGCGGGTTCACGGTCACAGAACGGTTAGACGGTGTAACCCTTGCCGCCCTCAAAGAGATGGGCCGCAAGGTCATCTAATGGCCGGCCAATGGGTGTACGTCCCAACCGGGTCAACCATCCTCGTCACACCGTCACCGTCCTACCCGGCAGTTGGCGGGCCGGACGACATGACCGACGTGCTCGACCATTGGGCGGACACACGCACCGGAAGTTGCACCGTCATCGACGTGCAAGCAAACACCATCCGCGGCACTGAATAACAATGCGCGTCTGCTCCACACCCGGCTGCGCCACCATCCACAACGGCACAGACTCACGATGCCCCACACACCTACACACCGCCAAACAAACACACTGGGCCAAAACACGCGCCTACAACACCAAAAGCCACCGCACATTCAGAGCCGCCGTACTACGCGCCCACCCAATCTGCAACCTCTGCGGCCTCCGAGAATCAAACGTGGCCGACCACCACCCCAAATCACGCAACGACCTCATAGCCCTACACCTCAACCCCGACGCACCCCAATACGGACGCGGCCTGTGCAAACCCTGCCACGACAGGGAAACAGCACACCATCAACCCGGAGGCTGGAACCAACGGTGAACGCCCCGCTAAGGGCATGACACCCGCAGGCGACACCCGACCCTCTCGACCCCCTCAAAGGGTGGGGGAGGGGCCACAAAAAGCCGCGCAAAGGGACGCGCCGGGGAGGTGAAAAAAACGCGCGCCGGGTTCAAGACGTTTCCGAAATGTTCATGGGCGGGCAATCCGTTCTTTCCTTTGATGCTCGGCGCAATGTCGGGTGGGGGTTGTTATGCCTAGTGGCGGTGCTCGTTCTAGTAGTGGCCCTGCGCCTGATCCGTCTGCTTTGCGGCGTGATCGTGTGGGGGATGCGGGGTGGACGACTTTGCCGTTGGGCGGGTTTGACGGGCCGGTTCCGTTGTGGCCGTTGAGTGGTGCGGATGATGTTGAGTCGGTGTATTGGGTTGAGCTGTGGCGGAAGCCGCAGGCGGTCATGTGGGCGCGTCTCGGTATGGGGCGTCAGTTGGCGGCGTATGTTCGCGCGTTTGTGGAGTCCACGGAGCGTGAGGCGTCGGCGGGTTTGAAAACGGCTGTGCTGCGCATGGAGGGTGAGCTGGGTTTGAGCTTGCCCGGTATGCACTCTCTGCGGTGGAAGTTTGCTGAGGATGAGGTGGCGGCGAAACGTGGTCGGCCTGTGGCTGTGCCGCGTACCGCTTTGGATGATGTTTTGGATGCTCAGGGGTGAGCGTGTTGCGTGTTGTGCCCCGTTGGGTTCAGGCGCATTGCATGATCCCTGATGGGGATTCGCGCGGGTTGCCTTTCCTGTTGGGTAGTGAGCAGGCGAAGTTTATGGTTGAGCATTACCGGGTGAAGGCGTCGGCGCAGTTGGGCGATAAGTCGTCGGCGTTTACGTTTCGCCGTTCTCAACTGGTGCGGGCGCAGAAGTGGGGCAAGAGTCCTTTTGTGTCGGCGTTTGTGTGTGCTGAGGGTGTTGGCCCGGTGTTGTTTGACGGGTGGGCGTCGGGCGGTGAGTTGTTTGATTGTCGCAATGTTGGGTGCGGTTGCGGGTTCACGCATGAGTATCGGGCGGGTGAGCCGATGGGCCGCGCGTGGGCGACTCCACTAATTCAAATCACGGCAACGTCTGAGGATCAGACAGACAACACGTATGACGCTTTGCGCCCGATGATTGAGTTGGGGCCGCTTGCCGAGATCATCCCGCGGACGGGTGAAGAGTTTATCCGGTTGCCGGGCGGTGGCCGCATTGACGCGGTGACCTCCAAAGCAAACTCTCGACTTGGGCAGCGGATCACGTTTGCTGTGCAGGATGAGACGGGCCTGTGGGTGAAGGCGAACGGTGGTTACAAACTTTCGGCTACGCAACGCCGTGGTCTTGCCGGTATGGGTGGCCGGTCGATTGAGACGACGAACGCGTGGGATCCTGCGCAAGATTCGGTTGCTCAGCAAACGTTTGAGAGTCCCGCGTTGGACGTGTACAAAGATTTCCGCCAACCGCCCGCGAACTTGTCTTTTCGGGATAAGCGCCAACGGCGCAAAATCATTGCCTTCAACTATGAGGGTGCCCCGTGGGTGTCGGCGGATGCGATTGAGGCTGAGGCTGCGGAGCTGATGTTGAAAGATCCCGCGGATGCGGAACGCTTTTTCGGCAACCGAGTTGTTGCCGGTACGGGCACTTGGTTTCAACTCAACGATTGGGATTCGCGGGCAAACCCCGTTGACGTTGATTCGCGCGCAATGGTGTGTGGTGGGTTTGACGGGTCGGACAATAACGACTGGACAGGTATTCGGTTGGAGACTGTGGGCCAATACCAATTCACGCCCACCTATCGGGTTGGTGATGATGACCGGCCTACCGTGTGGAATCCGGTTGATTGGGGCGGGCGTATCCCGCGGAGTGAAGTGTTGGCCGCTTTTGATTACATCGAAACGCATTACAACGTGATCCGTTTTTACCTTGACCCCCAATTTTGGGAAACCGAAATTGACATGCTGGGCGAAAAGTATGGGGTCAAGAAGTATTTGAAATGGCCCACTAATCAGGTGGGCCGCATGTATCCCGCGTTGGAGCGTCTGAAAACTGACGTGACCAATCGCGAATCTAACTTTTCGCACGACGGCGACAAGGTGACCTCACTGCATGTCAACAATGCGGTGATGCGTGCCCGGCCTGGCGATAAATATATTCTCGGCAAACCGTCGGAGCATCAAAAAATTGATCAGGCAATGTCGTCAGCGTTAGCGCATGAGGCGACGTTGGATGCGTTGTCGGCTGGCGAATTTGTCGAAACCGAATCTAACTTTGTGTACTACTAACCCGTTGGGGGGCTGTTATGGACTCGACCGAAGCCCTGCGGTTGGTGAATCGGATGTATGCACGCTTGAACGGGCGTCGTCCCATTATTGAAAAGCGTGAGGATTATTACCAGGGCAAGCAGCCGTTGTCGTTTGCTACGAAGGAATGGCAGGCCGCGAATGCTGCCCGCTACTCCGGCTTTTCTGACAACTGGACGCGTCCTGTTGTGGATGCTGAGGCGGAGCGGATCAACCACACCGGTTTACGTTTTGGTGATGACAATGATGCTGCGGCAAAACTTTTGTGGGAGTCGTGGTTGCGGAACGAAATGGAAATGCAGTCGTCTCAGGGGTTTGTTACCTCGCTGACGACTGGCCGTTCGTTTGTGATCGTGTGGGGCGGCGCTGATGGTGAACCGCGTTTGACGTGGGAGCACCCGTCGAGTGTGGAAATTGAGTACGACTTTGAGAACCCGATGGTTCGCAAGGCGGCGTTGAAAACGTGGGTTGACGAAACACACGAATACGCGACCTTGTACAGCCCGGATGAGGTTTACAAGTATGAGCGGGCACGCTCACTGCCGCACGATGAACGCCTGTCTCAGGCTGAACAGGCAAAGGTGCGATTCGCCAATGAGGGCGGTTGGACTGTGCGTGAGGTTCCGGGAGAGCCGTGGCCGATCCGAAACCCAATCGGTGCTGTGCCGGTTGTGGAGATTCCGAACCGGCCTTTGCTGGGCGGTGACCCGGTTTCGGAGATTCAGGGTGTCATGCCTATGCAGGATGCAATCAACCTGTTGTGGGCGTATCTGTTTCTTTCCGCCGATTACGCGTCTATGCCTGCCCGCGTTGTCTTGGGTGCATCCCCGCCAATGGTTCCCGTGCTCGACGTTGACGGCAAACGGGTAAGTGAACGTCCCGTTGATTTGAAAGACCTAGCCGAGAAGCGTTTGTTGTACATGAGCGGTGGGGACGCGCGCATTGATTCGTGGGAGGCCGCGAAACTTGACGTGTTCACGGAAACCATTGAGGTTGCCGTGGGTCACATTGCGGCGCAAACTCGCACCCCACCCACCTACCT